AAGTTGTACGGATTGTTCTATGGGCAGCGATCACCATTGCGGTCATCGTCGTCGTCTTTGGGCTATTGGCATGCCTCGTGCCGATACCGATCCGGTAAAATGATGACGGCGTTGCCATCCGAAGACGTGATCGAATTCATCGAGCGGTTTCTTGTCGTTCCCGAGGGCGTGCATGTCGGCGAGCCGATCCGGCTGCGCGGATGGCAGAAGGATATTCTGCGGACGGTTTACGACACGCCGACGCGGCAGGCGATTGTCAGCATGGGCCGGAAGAACGGCAAGACGGCGCTGATCGCGATGCTGGTGCTGGCGCATCTGGTCGGGCCGCAATGGCGGCGCAATGGGCAAATTTATTCGAGCGCGCAGTCTCGCGAGCAGGCGGCAATCGTCTTCGCTCTGGCTGCGAAAATGGCGCGCATGAGCCCGGTGCTCTGCGATCCGGGCGTTGTTGTGGTGCGCGACAGTGCCAAGGAGCTTTTTGCGCCGCGGACGGGGATGCGGTACAAAGCGCTCAGCGCCGAGGCCTCTACCGCTATGGGCATTAGTCCGGTGCTGGTGGTGCACGACGAGTTAGGGCAAGTTCGTGGCGCGCAATCAGCACTCTACGACGCTCTGGAGAGCAGCTTCGGCGCGCACGCCACGCCGCTGAGCATCATCATTTCGACGCAGGCGCCGACGGCAAGCGATCTTCTCTCGCAGCTTATCGATTATGCGGCTACCGGGGCCGATCCGGCCACGAAGCTGGTTCTCTACACCGCTCCGGAGGGCCTCGAGCTCGGCGACGAGGCCGGCTGGGCCGCGGCCAATCCCGCACTCGGTGATTTTCTGAGCCGAGAGGAGGTTCGAGGCCTCTGCGAGCGCGCCCGCAAGATCAGCGGTTTCGAATCGGCATTCCGGAACCTGAACCTGAACCAGCGCTGCTCGGCTGATGCGCAACTGTTCTCGCTGAACATTTGGGCCGCCAACGGTGCGCCGCCGGATCTATCGGTGTTCCGACGTGCGCCGGTCTTCGGCGGCCTCGACCTATCGATGTGCCAGGATCTGACGGCATTGGTGCTGGTCGCCGAAGAAGCGGGCGAGTGCCACGTCTGGCCGCACTTCTGGACACCTTCGGATACCATGCTGGAGCGCGGCGCTCGCGACCGGCAACCCTATGAGATATGGGCGCGACAGGGCTACCTGACGGCGGTGCCTGGGGTGACGATCGATTACGGATTTGTCGCTCACCGTCTCGGCGAGCTCAGCGCGCAATGCGATATTCGCGAAATCCGCTTCGACCGGTTTCGCATCGACCAGCTAAAGGGTGCGCTCTCCGCGGCCGGCGTCTCGGTGCCGCTCGAGAAGCACGGACAGGGTTACGTCGATATGGCCGGCGCTTTAGAGGCGCTCGAAAGTGTTGCGTTGCGCAAGAAATTGCGGCATGGGATGAACCCGGTACTAAATATGTGCGCTTCCAACAGCATCGTGACCGTGGATCCTGCCGGAAATCGCAAGTTCGACAAAGCCAAGGCGAGCGGCCGGATCGATGGCATGGTCGCCTTAGCGATGGCGCTCAACGCCGCGACGATCAACGCGCGACCGAATTTCAACGCGCGGGCCATAATTGGGTGACTAAGCGCTTCCGAGAATGTCCAGGATGATTTGCCGCCACCAACACCCTTTGCCGGTGAGGACCAAGCCGATTTCATAGGCCGGCGCGACAAGCCGGGCTCGAAGGCCGGCGAGCGGTGGACCGTCGGCGCTTCCCGCGACCTTCCGATCGAGGACGGCGATCGGGCATGGGATGGGCCGGCGGCCGTTGCCTCGATCTTTGAGCATGCCGGCGGCGACAATTTCGACCCGGCGAAGGCCCGACAAGGCTTCCTGATTCACGATGCCGCGGCCGCTGATCTCAGAGGAAGCTACAAGCTACCGATTGCGCGGGCCGGCGAGGGCGGCTTGCGGGTGCCGAAGAGCGGTATTCGCGCTGCGGCCTCGAGGCTGCCGCAAACCGACGCGCCGTCGGTTGTGCTCGAACGCGCACAGGGCGTGATCGATCATTACAAGCGCAAGGCCGGGATGGATGAGGACGGCGACGGCGACGCCAAGCGCTTCAAGACACACGCGGCACCAGCCGGCGATGACCCGTTTGAATATGTGATGAGCGATTCCTCGGTCGATCGCATGGGCGACGTGATCGATCAGGCGGGATGGGAACTCGACAACTTCCAGCGTAATCCGGTCGCGCTGTTTGGCCACGATTCGCGTTTTCCGATCGGCAAGTGGGCCAATGTCGCGGTGCGCGACGGCCGGTTGACCGGGCGGCTCGAACTCATGCCGCCGGTTTCCGAGCGGCTGAAGGAAATTCGCGCCGCAGTGGCGGCTGGCGTGCTGCGCGCCGTTAGCGTTGGCTTTCATTCGAACAATTCCGAGCCGCTGCCGGGCAGCAAGTCCGGCGGCATTAGGTTTAACCAGGCCGAGCTCGTCGAGTGCAGCCTGGTCGCGGTTCCAGCTAACCCGAATGCTTTGGCAATCGCCAGAGCGGTCGGCATTTCCAGCGAAGGCCAGATGTTCATATTCAGCGGCGGGCTTGCCGCGAAGCATGGCCGGCGCACCAATGGCGGCGGGCTCGCCGAAATCTCCCCGAGCAGAAAGCCAAATGCAATGACGACCGTCAGCGAAAGGATCGAGCTCTCACAGGTGCATCTGACAGGCCTGCGGGACCAACTGAGCGAACACCTCGACCGTGAAGAGCTTGATGACAGCGCGATCGAGGATCTGAACACGCGGATAAACTCCGAGGTAACACGTCTGCGCAATCTCGAGCGCAGCGAGAAATTGCTCGGCAATGGCGCCGAGCCGCTAACCACGGCCGTGAACACCGGGCCGCGGCCTGCGCTCCCGGCGCCGGCTTCGGCAGGGGCGCGGCCGTTTGCGGTGCCGAAAAAAGAAGAAGAGCCGGGCTATCTGATCATGCGACTGATCGTTTGCCACGTGCTTTCGCACATTACCAAGCAACCGCCGGAGCGCATCTTACGCGAGCGCTACGGCGACGATGCGGCAACGCGGGCAGTTTTCGAGGTTTATCAGCAGCGCGCGGCGACGGTTCCGGCGACTGCGACGCAGGCGGGATGGGCCGCCGAGCTTTTTCAAATTCAATATGGGCAATTCTTCGACGCGCTCTTGCCGAAGAGCGTCTATACGCCGCTGAGTGGCCAAGGGCTGCGCGCGACATTGGGACGCTTCGGGCAAATCAGCATGCCGACGCGCAATCTGACGCCGACGATCGCCGGATCGTTCGTCGCCGAAGGTGCGCCGATCCCGGTGCGCCAAGGCCAGTTCTCGACCGTCCTTATCGGCCTCAAGAAAATGGCCGTGATTACGGCCTATACGCGCGAAATGGCCGAGCACTCGACACCAATGATCGAGATGCTGCTCCGCCAGCAGATACAGGACGACACTTCGATCGCCGTCGACTCGGTCCTGCTCGATGCCAATCCCGCGACATCGATCCGGCCGCCAGGCCTGCGCAACTACGTCACCGGGCTGACACCGACCGCGGGGGGCGGATTTACGGCACTGGTCGGGGATCTCAAGCAACTCGTCGGGGCGCTCGCCGCAGTCAATTCGATGCGGAGCCTAGCGTGGATCATGAACCCGGTGCAGGCTTTATCGATCGGTCTTACCGCCAACGCGATGGGAGCATTCCCTTTTCAGGCCGGCATCGAGAACAACATGCTGCTGGGATATCCGGTCATCAAGTCAACGACGCAGACCGTCGGTACCGTGGTTCTGGTCGACGCCGCGGATTACGTCTCGCTCACCGGCGACGATCCCCGCTTCGAAGTCTCCGACCAGGCGACCCTGCACATGGAGGATACCACACCGCTGCCGATCGGCACGCCCGGCACGCCCAACGTCGTCGCCGCGCCTGTGCGGTCGATGTTTCAAACCGACAGCTTGGCGCTGCGGATGATATTGCCGATGAATTGGATCATGCGCCGTCCGGTGGTCGCGTGGGTTGCTGCCGTCACTTGGTAAAGCGTTTCACGTGGCATAAGCCGGCGGCCGAATTCCTGCGCCGCCGGCTCGTCACCAAGCAAGAGGAGGACCATCGTGTCGGAGTTTCGCCAGCAATCCGAAAGACGCTTGGCCGTCTATCGCGAGCTCAGCGCCGAGGCCTCGAAAGTGATGAGCGAGAGCGTCCCGACGCCGACGCAGGCCGAGAACGACGCAATGATGATGGGAGAACCGCGCCCCGACGCCCCGGCCGCGACTAGTCCCGGTATGCCGCCATTGCATGAGCAGCAGGCCCGGCTCGAGGGGACGCCCCGCGCGCAGCCGGCGCGGGTCACCCCTCACGAGCCGACGACTGCGGCCGCGCCGCCGCACAGGAAATAACCCGCGTGCCGCTGTCTACGTGGAACCCGGCCGACAACAGCGATCTGGTGCTGTCGGACGGCAATCACGTCGCCTCGGCTCAAACCAGTGCCGACGCGTGGCGCGGCATTCGCTCGACGACGAGCCAGATCAGCGGCAAATGGTATTGGGAAGTCACCCACATTACCGAGGTTGTAGCGGAAACCGGCGATTGGATGACCGGCATTGCCACGAGCCACCAGAACCTCGTCGGCGGCTGGCCCGGCGACAGCGCCGATAGCATCGGCTGGTGGATCGACAACTATACGCCGCGAATGTTCCTGCTCTACTGCAATAACACGGTGATCGCCACCTTCGGCGGCGGGCTCAAGGCGCTCGATGGCGACGTGCTGGGCTTCGCCTACGATTGCGACACGCAGAATTTTTGGGCCTGCAATATTACCCAGAACCTCGGCTGGACGAATATTGC